GTATAGGCGTCTTGCTTCACCTAGACCGAACTCTACATAAGGCTTGAGCATTGGATCAATTGTATTGGTTGTGGTTGTAGTTCTTTGGTCTACTTGACCACCGCCACCACCGCCAAAGATCCCGCCGATTGCGCCTGCTATTCCAGCCATATTAAATTTCCTTTATCCATTTTCTAGGTTTAAATCCTAATTTTTTACCTACTACATCCCATCCTTTACGATGAGATTCAAAAGTTACTGTCTTTGCTCCACCAGCATTTGCTATTTCTAAAATAGCCTGCCAACATGGATCAAGATTATGCTCAAAATAAGCACACCATATATGTAGATTATCGCCTTGGGGTTGCAGAACCGAAAATCCTACTATTCGGTTGTCCTGCGAGAAAGCCCATAAAAGAGCCTTGTTATTGAAACATTCTACATATACATCCTCAGGAATCCACCCCTCAGGAGATTTACTTAAAATCTTTAATAAACCACCTCTAACATAATCCCAGTACAGCCTTAAATCCTCTGGTTTTACATAGATTTTTTGCATACCATAATTTTACCTACAATTGGTAGAAAAGTGGTAATTATCCAACTATTACATATCCATAAGTTTTGCTTGCCGTTGAATTGGCAAAATGGGTAAGCGTTGCGCTACCGTTTGTCTGTGCGCTGACATACACATTATCCATTGCATTAGGGGCTACATACTGCATAGTTGCTATAACTGATGGTGTTGCTGGTCTTGTTGGGCTAGTTTGCGTTAACAGTTGTTCTATTGAAACTAATGTACTTTCTGCTCTCCATACAATTTCAACATAATCATTTGCTGCAAGTTCTACAAAGTAATTTATGGCTGCAATAAGATGACCATAAATACTTGCGCTTTTTCTTGCTGGTACAGTAAACATACTATTTGATGCTGTAATATTAGTACCATTTTTTCTAAACCAAATATCTACAGTATGTTGTGCGTTATCTGTATTTTGTAACTGTACGCTAAATTGCACATTATAAATGCCAGCATTTCTAGCATTCATGCGACTACTATTAGATAAATAAACACCATTAGAAAAGTCTGTGGTGTCAAATGTCATTGGATACGCAGTAGTAGTGCTTGCTGCTGTTTGATCTGTAGAGTCTTGAAACGCTCCATAAGGCGCAGTATCAGCAAAGGCAGCAGCCGACTTAGGCACTAGCAGAATCATAGAATCTCTACTTATTCTAGGATCGTTTATAGTGGTAGTTGTTGCGTTCCCTGTGGCTAATGTGATAGTGCCAGTATTGTTGGTCTTGCCATCCATCATTCCGTTTACGATTTCGGCTGTAGCTCGTTGATCGCCACCGCCAGGAGGAAGTCTACGAAACATTACCGACCGCCTTGGGGTACTAAGTCAATCTCTACACCAGCAGCCGTTTTCCAGTTAGCCCCACTAGGGGAAACCCTTACTCTATGGTATTTGCCACTAGAGCGCAGAGATGCCCTGTTCTCGCTGTCTGCTGCTACGGCAGTACCAAAGGTAGGCACTTCGCTTAACAAGGCTCTAGAGGACACAGAAACGCTTGCAGAGCCAGTATCTACTTTTGGCTTGGCTAACATAATGATTGATTGGTTGCCATTACCAATATCGCCTGTAGTCACATAGCCAGACTTATTAGCCCCAGTAAAGGTAACAATTTTGGTATCTTTTACCCCAGCTAAAACAAACTTACCGCCAGTCCATAAACGGCTATCAAAAGAAGTGTCTATGGTGTCCATTGTTCCAAAGGTATCTAAACCCTCTAAAGTTACACCGGCTTGGGCTAATGTTGCTACATAAGTAGAAGTGGTAACTGCCTCAGACCATTTCTTTGTTTGGAAGTTGTAGATTATTAATCGTTTTTGGGCAAATATATCTGTGTACTGCCAAATAATGAGCTTGCGAATAACATCAATACTAGAACTCATCTCATCAATCTTAGACTGGTCTACATAGGTAAAGAAATAGCGATCTACCTTTTCTGCGCCAATAGGCGTTACTGTCTGTCCATCGCACATATAAAAGCCATCGTCAGCCAAGAAAAATACAAGGTTTCCAAACTGGGCAATAGAGCTAGAAGCATAACACCCAATATTCCTAGCAATGGTATCAAACTGGAAGAATAGTGGCGCACCTACATAGCTCATCCTAGATATTGCTCTTTCTAGAAAAATTAATCCGTACTCTCCACCAGTAATGCCACGAATATCTCCACCGTCTGCAATAACTTGGTTATCAGATTGGCTTGTGGCGCTAGGAGTCCAATCGGTTTCATCATTTAGATCAGACCAATAAACAGTAGACTCTGCGCCCGATACATTACCAGCCACTACAAAATCTCTAACTGTAGTTACAAATTTAGCAGTAGGGGCAGCAGCATCTAAATCTGCAAACGCAGTAGAAGATGATAAATTCCAATATTGGAGCTTTGCTACTCCATTAGCAGCAATAAGGGATGGCCCATACTGTGCAAAAGTCCACCGATTTGTGCTGGTATATCCACCAGATTTTGATACATCTGCTAATGCTAGTGTTGTAGAGTTGTATTTAAACAGTTTAGTAAATCCACCGGCAAATAGCGTAGTAGTGCCGCCAAACTTAGTGGCAAATACATTGTTTAGGTTTTCACTTGCTGCACCAGATAACTCTACCAACTCAGGAAATGGGCCATAGCCTACTGCCTGGGGAACAACATTATAAGCATCTTGTATAGAGCCAGTTATTCCAGCTTGGTCTGGTAGCCATTCGCCAAATTCTACTATTGAGGTAGCCATGTGTTACTTCCTGTTGTTTTGTCTGTCCAAGTGTTACCGGTAACGCTTGCATCTGTCCAAGTATTAGAGCCTACAGAAGAATTGCTCCATTCTTCACCGATCCTGTATCCAATAGCAATTATAGAGGCGATGCCTGTAATTGAGGAGTTTCCAGAGAATACTGCGTTGCCGTTTGCATCAACTGTGCCAATGCCAATTATTGATCCTTGTCCAGCAACAACAATACCGCCTAAGCCTGTAATCGTTCCAACGCCAATAATAGAGCCTTCAGCGTTTTGTATCCGAATGGCTACAGCACTAACTGTACCAATTCCATTAATGGATATTTCGCCATTTTGTATCCTAATGCCTAATGCAGATGTAGTGCCAACTCCGTTAATTGAGCCAATGCCAGATAGGATTGCAATAGGACTTCCACTAGCTGTACCTATACCATTAACAGAGCCAGCACCCTCTGTAGGCAAAACATCTCCTACTGCATAGATATAATCCCAGTAGTCATAAACTACATATTGATCTGCAAAAGCCATTAAATTTCCAAAAATAAATTAACTAGCTTGCCGTACTCTACGGGGTTGATGTCACTCATTTTTTATTCTTTCGGGTATTTAAGTTTAACGGCCAAACAAGCAGCTATGTAAGCCTCTTGCTGTGCTGTGTCGCCCTTAACGATTGCATCAAGGTAGTCTGTCATTGGAGGATACTCAGCTTGTCTTTTGGCAATATAAGCACGACTATCAACATAAGCCTGTACTGCTACTTTGTCGTATTGAACTGAGTTGTCATTAGCATCAAAAGCATCTTCTCCACGAATGTAAGCGGTTTGTGGATAAAGAGCGTAAATAGCTTCGTGGTTCATCCTGCAATCTCCATAAGGGTAATAGATGATGTAGAGCCATATCTTTGAACATAAGCTGTTGCATTATTCTGTTGGCTGGCAAAAGTACAGTTATAAGATGTAGAAGATGTAGTAGCTGGAGAATCCAAATAAGTTGTAGAAACAGAGCCTACATCAGTTGTATTATTCCCTGAATTTGCATCATTAGCACCAGCAATTAATGACATACGATACAGCTGAGTTGTGTTTCTTCTTAAATAAGATTCAACAGATGTGTTATTGGTTGTATGACCAACACCATTCAAATTTGCAATAACAAGTATTTTGCTTGTTGAAAACTTCGGTGTAATGCTTGCAGTTAATCCAGTAGCTATTTGAGTGTTTGAAGCGCTACTAACTTCTGTTCCATAAGTAGCATTTACAACTTGTAATACTTGACCAGCACTAGCTTGTGTAGTTCCGTTGTTAAATGTTAGACCATTAGTCCCATCAATAATCATGGTCATTATACAAGTTCCTCTAAATAAGCTATACCGTCTATTACATTACCTTCTGCATCTTGAAGTTCAGCACCGTTAGCAAGGTCTTTTTTAAAGGTAGCGTAGTCTGTGTTGGCT